ATGGCTTGGAAAATTGATGGTAAAATTGCGGGGCACTTCCCAAATAGCAACCCTCCAAATAGAGATGCGTATAGAATAGTATTTGCTCCACCAGGAGAAACTTCAGTTTCTAATTTTGAAGAAATAGAAAAAGTCTATTTTGTTCCTGCTGGTGTTCAAATTACACAGTTAAATCTTCAAAATTATTTGGTTTGGCGTAGATATTGGGAAGAACCTCCTGCACAAAGAACACTTCTTGCAGGATCTCAAAATGTCGCTATTGAATACATACCAACTGCTGATATAACAGTTAATTCTATTGAAATTTTCACATCACAGACCACCGCAGCAACTAGCGGACGAATAAAGATACTTCACGAAAGTGGACTATACGTCGGAGCTATTGACGGAAATACTACAGATGCAACTACTGAACAATACAGTTTAACAGGTGTACCTAGATCAGTAAGTAATGTTGGTGTTACACTATATGCTGGTAAAAAGTATTACATTGTTTTTCAAAATTCATCAAATGAAACGTACTATCCAGCATATTTTCAAAATGAAAGTGGAAATTATAAAGTATATGCTAACACACAAGCAGCTACGCAAATTAATGTAGGTGATTTAAGTGTATTAGGAAATTTCTTGGGTGGATTTTGCCAAGGCAGACATCCTACTAAAGATGATAAACTTTATCTTTTATCATTAAACATAGATGATAGTGTTCAATATCTTGGATATGATGAGACACAATGGAGTCCAGCTTTATCTCGTAACCATTTTTATATAAGAAAAAGTAAAACATATATTGATACAACCAATGTAAGTATAACTTCAGGCGATGACCATTATAAAGCAGCAAAGCTATTTGGAAACATTAAAAAATATACTACTATTTTACAAAATGGTTATTTAGCAAATGGCGTCAGCTATGATGGAAGTATCGCGCAAATAGCAGCTGGATATACATCGTATATAGATGTCGATACAAATGATGAACCAATCGCATTAACTACATTACCAGCAAGTCCATTAGATGGATTGTATTACATAGCTGCATCAGTGTTGCCAAACGGCAAACAAGCTTTTGATTATGAATTTGTAGTATATGAGAATAATAACTGGAACAGAGTAGGACAATACTATATAGATCATACTTATATTGCAAGTTATATAAATTATCCTGATTGGTGGAACACAGATTTTGAAGATCTGAATGTAAATTATACGATCGCAGCTGATTTCACTAGCATTGAGCTTTCTACTGATAAGAAATTTTATCTAAAGATCAATGGACAAGAGGTTTAACAATGAATCAATTTTACGCAGTAAATAAGAAAACGAATTTATTAACACATATTGCTGCAAGCTTGGCTTTAATAAAAGCTCGTATGCAAGAGTTAGGCGAAAAGGAAGAAGATTTTTACATTTTACAGGATATAGATATGAAATACATTTCACGAGTAGTTTACGTTGACGGTGAATGCGTATACAATAATAAAGACTTCTGGATGAAAGAAGCACCAACTATTCTTGAAAACTTTGATAAACATGAAGTAAAGGACTTTATGAGTAAGGCCGTTGATTTTTATCGTTTCACGACTGAATATAACTCAAATATTTCGAGAATTTCTGCTATTGATGGTGTTGCAGGTGAAGTCGATTATAATATCACAGTTGGTAATGAGTTCATTTCACTATTTAGAGAAGAATGTGTCTTTACTGACTTTGAAACAGTAACTCCGCTCGAAATTGCACAGAAATTATTGACTGTTATTTCACTTGTTCAGACTGGTTCATTCAGAGAAGCAAAAATGGTTTTGAAGAACATAGAACCTGACGCATTCTTGACTGAAGAAAGACTACATAAGTATGAAGATATGTTAGATGCTGCAGATGCAATTACGTATGCAACATATGAAGATTTCTTCTATACAGCCGATGCTGACTCATAAATACAAAAAAGAGAATTTATAATGCTATTATCTGAATCAGTAGATGACATTAAAGAACTAATTTTCGATAAGCCTGAATTAGTTGCTGTTGCTAAAAAGTGTTTTATAAACGCTAGAGTCGCAAGTCATGCTCTTAACGTGTATAGTCATAATGACTAAATTCTTTAAATCACAAAATATTGCTCCGCAGGTTAAACAGCAAGCAATTCGAAAATATAAAGAAGAATTAAGAAGTAAGGTATAAATACAGTATGAGAACAATGTTTTTTGAAAATACTGCTGCAGCTATTCTTCAACGCTTAGATAAAGAGCAGGATATTAACGAATCTGCTAGTGTTGGACCATACTACTACAACGACAATTATCAGCCAACTCCACTACAAGAAGCTGCTGCTTTTCAAAATTTACAAACTAACGCTGAAATGTATGAAGGCGACGGCGCTTTACTTTGTAAGCACGTTGAATTAGCAGCATATCAGATTTTAGAAGCTTTTGTTGCAAGTAAACCGCAAGTTAGAGCAGAAGAACTAACTTATATTACTGATCAAAGTTTACTTGATGCAATTTCAAGAAAGACAACACAATTACATTCTTTGTTGAAATCTGCATACAATAAAGATATTGCAAAAGAACATATTGAACAAGCAATCAGACGTCAAATTAAATTCTTGGCGTACAATAAATAAATTTAAGGAGATTACTTATGGAACACGAAGAACTATTGAACAAAATCGACGAGCTAGAATCTAGAATCGAAACTCTTGAAAGTGGTTCATGCGAAAATTGTGATGATAAATGTCCAGAATGCGGAGAAAACCCATGCGTTTGCGATGAAGAACCTGAAGCTGAAGGTGAAGACATAGGCGTTGGAGCAGAAATCGGCGTAATCGATGAAGATGATGTAGATGAAATTGAAGAACTTGACTTCGATATTCCTCGCTTCATGGCGTCAGATGATTATGAAAACGATGAAGAAAATACAGAAGCAGATGGCGGTCTTTACAATTACGAAAATGAAGAAGACGAAGAAGATAGTCCTTACTTCAACTAATTTCTGATTCAAATTTTTAAAGAAACCACTGTCAGTGTACAGTGGTTTTTATCTTTATAAATATAAAAGTAGAAGAGATTAGAATATGGCAGATCAATACACTTGGGAAAAAGCTAATCAAGCGAGTTATAAAACAACGCTTCAGCAGTTAAGTAGAAAAACAATTGCAGATGGACAATTGTTGAATAATGATGTAGTTGAAACTTTATCTAGTCGTGATAAGTACATTAATGACAATTTAACTGCAGAAACCGTGAGTGCAAACTGCGTATTCAATACAGTAAAAAATAATTCTGCTACAAATTGGGACAATAACTTGTTATCAGGTTTTAGCGCAATTCAAGCAGATTCTACTAAGATTATTCCTGCTAATAAAAATGATACGCTAAATATTAAATTTACTAACATTACTGCTGACGTTGATGTTGCTAATAATAAGATGACTATTAAATTTCCTGAGTATTTTAAGGATTCATATTTTCAGCGTACTCAACGTACAAGCAATCCAAAAATGAAAGACTTTCCTGAACCATGGGGTAATAATACATCTACTGCGCATCATCCAATTATATTTGGTCATGGTTTAAATTGTAATGATGTTTTTTACAATAACATTTCTAGAATGTTAGTTGTTAACGGCGATAGAGTAAATTCCATAGATAGCGAGTGGACTGATGGTTGCATTTCGATTAATCCAGGTACTACGTTACATTATCGTGGAATATTGATCAATGATGGTAAAAACTCTGGTCGATATGGTCAAGGTATAGCAATTAACAATTCTACGCAAGGACATATCACTCAAATTGCTATTAACGATAGTGAGACACATGGTCATGTTTTTCCAGCATTTGCAATGAATAGTAGCATAGCTACTACTGGCGCTATAAACTTTTGTTCAAACAACTCAACTGAAATGAGTTTAAGTTTATTTAATAGTACTAATAGTACTGTATCGATCGCTGCTCATAAGTCAAGCGCATCTAATTTGTCATTTGCTTCATATAATTCAGTAGCAGGTGACTCAATGTCTTTATCATTATATAATGCAAAATCGACTGGTAATTTTGCATACACATTATATAATTCTTCTGCGCATAATCCATCTATAGCAATGTATAATAGCACTGGTAAGCAGATGGGTGTATCGCTGTATAATTCAATACGAAGCACTGACAGTGAACATACATTTGCAATTTATAATTCTTCTGCGCAATATGGTAAAACTGTAGCAGCATATAATTCATACGCAGGTAATGGTGGTGATAATTTTGCAATATATAATTCTACAGCAAGCGGTATGGGTTGCTGTGCAGCATTATATGATAGTACAGCTGCGCATGCTTCAAATTTAGCAATGTATAATAGTACAGGTGTAAATGGCGGAAACGCCATAGCAATATTTAACTCTATTACACGAAGTAATGAAGCATTTACAATGTATAACAGTGATATCTGTAATAACAATCCAGGTATGGCGTTATATAATTCTAAAATGACTAACGGTATTGATGATACATTCGGTCTTATCATGTTTAATAGTGTATGTCGAGATGAACCTTACATATATGGCGGACACACAATTACTATGCACATGCCATTTCATACACATTTAATGTATAATTCAGTAGAAGCTCCTACTGGCTCGATAAAAGTTTATAAGCAAATTGATTGTGGTGGTGAACAAGAAGTACTAAATGAATCATTTATGTCTAATGGCATTGTAAAATATAATTCACGTATTGCTGGTTGCGAAATGATAGTAGAATATGATTCTACTGCATGTATGGGTACATCTGGCGCTATTGTAATGTATGGTTCAACGCTAAGTAGTACAGAAGCTCATTATCAAAATGACGAGAAACAATATAATACGCATGGTATTATTGCGATGTATGATTCGCATGTAACAGATGATAGCGATAAAATTAAATTATGGAGTAATTCTGTTACAATTGAACCTTCAGGCTATGTTAACAAAATTAAATATTTTGATACTACGCACACAATTCCAGATATTACGCACACAATTCCATTTACTGAACTAGCACAATTACACTCTTTAACACAATTCAGCGATTATCATGAAATAATCATAGGCTAAAATATGGCAACATTGCAAACTTTAACAAAAATAACACGTGACACTATCGCAGATGGCGATAAGTTAAATGAAGCTATTACAAGTTTAACTGCAAATGACTCTGCGATGTTAGCTGAAACAAAGACTACAAATGCTACTACACAAGATGTATTTAACACTGTCAAAAATACTTCAGGTGTAAAGTGGAATAATGACTTAGTTCGTAATTTTGCTAATATTAAAGTTAATGGTTCGACTACATTAACTGGTAAAAGTAAATTATCTAGCAATGTAACATTTACTGGTTCAGATACCATTAACATAGAAAAGACTGGAAACAAATATAAATTTACAACATCTAACGCTATTAATGAAGTTTCATCATATTACAAATATGCAATATGGAGCAACGAAATATCCTTAAGCAGACATATTGTTGATCCATTTGTAGGTGAATGCGGATGGGGTAATATTAACTACGGTAGTATTTCTTTATTTGATAGTTATTTGTTTAATGCAGGTGGTAATGGCGAATACGGTAGTATGGATGGATTTATGAAAGGTTGTTTTGTAAATGGACCTAATTCTACATATCAATCAACTTTTTCTGCAGAAAGACATCCATTTTTAACGTATAGTGCTACTACAAATATATTTACTAGCGAAGATGCGCCTGGACTTACTGGTGTAGTTGCACATACTATACCTACAAATGGTTCATTTTATGTGTGTGATTATTTTTTATCTTTAACTGATAACAATAATGCTGGTCCAGAATCATATTGCGGTGCAACGATTGTAGATAATGGCTCAATCGGTTTAGGAAATAAAGTTTTTGCTAAAAATTTTAGCATTGGTTTTAAAGGATGTTCTGCTGAAGATTATTCAGTATGTATGTTTGGTTGTGCGAACTATACTGGATTTGTTTTAAACAATATTGCAAAAACTTCTAGTTATGCAATTGGTACAAATGCTATTGCGTTAAATAAATCATTTGTAATAACAAATTCAGTTAATCATCTGCCAACAAATCATATAACACCGGCAAATATTACTGCAGATGGTTGCTCAATTATGATGTATGCGCATACTGATTGTACAACTAATAATGTTAAAACTAGTGCAATGTATTTGTTGCCAACTAGTGATTCTAATACTAATACATACGTAGAAAAGTCATTTGTAATACACAACGCTGGATATAAATCAAGCTATAAAAATAGAACATTAGCACTTGGTGGTTTTCCTAATCAGTACATATTTACCAGAGAAATTGATCATAGTTTAATTACTATGAATTCTATGTCATATGTAAAAAATTCTGTTTCGTTATACGTTAAAGGATCGACATATAATTCATTTAACAGTTTGTATAATTCCGTATGTACAAATGTATCTTATTCTGGTAATCTTAGCGCTACAAATTCATTGATACTAGGTGTTACTTATCCATCTATGACAACATATTCAATTTCACATTCTGCTATAGATTGTATTGAAATTGGACGTGCAGTTACGACATATCAAGACAATAAAGATATTTTCGCACAACAAACTGTTAGATTTCCTGGTTTCGAGTATGATAATAAGAATCATCTTCTTTTATTAGACGCTCAACCTACGTATGTAGCTCGTGCTAGTGCACATTCACAAATGGAAAATTCGATAATTATATTACCAGGTAACAGATACCAAAGTGATAGTACGTCTGAATATTCGTATGATAGATTAATGCAACGTTTTGGTAGAAATAATATTAGCATTAAAGGTACGTATTATGATGTTACGCCAGAATATCCTACTATGATTGAAAGAAATATCAACATTGGATTTGATAGAACTAGTGCTGTATATAGTTGTAAAAATAATACATTATATAATGCTAAACTGGTACAAGATTTTGAACAATCACTTGTTTATTATGCTTCTGCTGTTAGTGATATGCACGAAAGTGAACATAGAGTTCAAAAGAATGCAATTTCATTATTTTATTCTAATACGCAAGCAGGTGATTCATTTGCAATGAATCATAGTATTATCAGTACACCACAAGTTGTACTCGGACATGATGAAGTAGAAATATGTACAGCAGATAATTATTGCTTATCATTATTTAATTCGACTGCATTTGTTACATATAAAGGTACGTCTGATGGTGAAATTATTGGAATAAATGATGATTCTAGGCGTTTAGCATTGTGGAAGAATAAATTAACAACGTACGATTTACCTGTTACTCAATTTGCGCGAATTACAAGCATTGATTCGTTATCTGAATTATCTACCAATATATACTATGTTATAGGTTAAATATGAATAATGATTTAAACACAGTTAAACAAATAAATAGAGCTACGCTTGCAGATGGTAAAATGATAGAGCATTTTGTAGTTGATCCGTTATCTGCAAATGATGAATTACTGTTGCAAAACATTAATGAAATTTATCCAACATTAACAAGCGTATATACAACTGTAAAAAATAATTCTGCTGATAATTGGGATAATGCTAAATTATCAGGTTTTAGCGCATTTAATTTTAACAGCACTGCTGAATTAGGTGCAGCAAATGTTTCAAAAACGCTAGAATTAACATCATCTGATAAAATTAAAGTTCTCAGCAAAGCTAATAGAACACTTGAAATTTCTGCATCACCTGATTATGCAGAATCATATTATGCTAGATCAATGAAGATGAACGGTTACGTTGACGATAATAGCGTTTCGTTTAATGGTTCATCTGCTACTAAAAACAGTTTTGTATATAGCGTTCACTCATCTGCTACAGAACATGGCGTAATTTTTGCAAGAGCAAAATCATTTGCTTCTGATTTTGGTGTTGTATACTCATTACATAGAAACTATAGTAGTGGTATTGCTACTCACTCTTCTGTTGCAATCTATAATAGTGAAATGTATGGAACTGCTAATATTGGTTTATATCAATCTACAGCAGATGATTATTCAAAACGTAATTTACTATCATATTTTTCTAAAGCAGATCACGCAACGTCTAGTATTGCAAAATATGGAAGTTACGTAAACAATGCAAATAATGTAGCAATGTATAATAGTTCTGCTATAAGTGAATCATTCGCATTTTATGATTCTTATGCGAACGGATATGCTATTGCTTCTTATAATGGTGCAGCTATTGACTCATCTGTTGCAATGTATGATTCATTTGCGCGTACAAGTTCTGTAGCGTTCGATAACAGTACTGCAAATAATCAGTCAATTGCTATATTCGGTGGTACTGCAACTGATCATTCTGTTGCTATTGGCGATAAATCAGAAGCAAAGTCAAATAGTATTGCTTTAAGTTCTACTTTGTGTAATACTTCTTCAATTGGTTTTAGAAATACGTATGCAGGTATGATAATTCAAGAAAAATCAATTGCAGCATTCAATACTGAAAAATTTACACCTGAATTTGGTTTTGAAACTGAACCTGCTGCAGAATATAGAAGTATTGCTTTGTATAATGCATACGCATCACATAGCGGTATTGGAATTGGAAAATCTTCTGCTTCTTGGCAAAGTATAAGTTTAAATGATTCATGTGCAAGCGATAACAGTATTTCCATAAATCATAGTGATGCATTACATTCTGCAGTAGCAATTAACTTTGGCGAAGCAATGTATGAAAGTGTTGCAATTGAAAATGCAAAAGCAGAATTTAGCTCATACGCATCATTTACTGCAACTGCAGATCATTGCTCAGTTGCAAGATATAGTTCTTCTGCTACTCAAAGTTCAGTTGCAATTAATTTTTCTACAGCTTCAAATAAATCTGTTGCATTATTTGATTCAGTAGCAGATGATTGTTCAATTGCATTATTTAACTCAACTGCTAGTCATAGTGCATTATCGCTTTATAGTAATACGATAAATATTAAACATGATGGATCTGTTAATGGCTTGTTACTAACTTACAATGGAGGCTGGTATGTCGACTAGTATGTCAAATATAAAAGGAATTTACGAAAAAGTAGGTAGTTTATTAAAATATACTTATGTAGCAGATATTGCTAATGCTAGTACAAAGCAATTGAAAATTTTGTCTATACCACCTGCTTCAATAGCATATACATTATTTTCGCTTATATCTTCTACTACAAATGCGACAGTTCAAACTAAAAATGCGTCAGCATTAAGTCATACTCACTCTAACTTGTACGATCAAAATCTTGAATTTTCAACATTTAATAAAATGCGCATACGTCCAATGTATTCAGAACACACTGTTATAAATGATACTACAATTAATGCAGCTGCTATTCCAATTGGTAATTATTTCTTTGTATCAGTATTATTTGAAACAAGTATGATAAGTGATGATAATTACATTTTAATGCATGAAGATGTTAATGATGTTAATGATGTTAGAATAGGTTTGACATCTTCTGATGTAGTTAGTTTAGGTAATAATTTGTATGTTACAAAATTAGGAAGCTATTTTACTTTTTCAAATGCTGTAAATGATAATCAATCGCCTTTGACTAACTTTACTTTTCCATATTTTGCAATTGGAAAATATGAAAATAGTAAATATAACGTTATTAGTAATTCTGACTTTAAATTACATGATATTGCGATTTGCGTAAGTATAGCATAATGAATTATTGTTTATGTTCTTTTAGCACGGCTAATCGAAAAAATTTGTATGGAATTACAAATTTGTGTAAAAGATGCTATGCAGAAAAATATAACGTTGATTTCATATTTGAAGAATTATCTAATTATAGACTGCACCCAGCTTGGTATAAAATGGATTTTATTCTAAAGCTGTTTGAAAAATACGATGCAGTATATTTTCTAGATGATGACGCAAGTTTTATTCGTTATGACGTAAATTTATATTCATTGTTAGATACGTGTGCAGATATCAATATTGCACATGTAGACGATTCACTAAATACTGGTTCATTCTTTTTAAAGAAAAATGCAAATACAATAGAAATGCTCAAATATGTCTATATGCTGTATGACAAGTACAAAGATGATATATTTTTAGAACAATCTGCGTTTAATGATGCAATTGAAAAATTTAAGCTAAAAGTGAATCTACTTGACGATAAAATAATAAACAGTACGATTTTTAATCGTACTGCTGATTCAGTGATTTTGCACTTAATGGGTAAAGTTAAAGTTTATTTTAACGATAATTTTATGTTAAACGCTTTTGGCGTAATTTAAACACCAAAGATTCCAACGATTGATGGAGCAGTCTTATCTGGGAATTTAGCGATTGGCATTACAAGCAAACTGAATTCCAAAGGTACTTCCAAGAATTGAACTGATTCTTGAATCTTTTGTTCTCTTTCTTCAAGCATTGCTTTATTATCATCAAACTGCTTTTGTGATTCTTGCTTATATTCAGCAATTTGTTCTGTGATTTTGAATCCACCATTTTCAGTCGTAATAGGATTACCCTGTTCATCACGATCTGCGTACTTAATGAGCAACTCTTGATTTTCTTGCATGAATGTCTTGTACTTAATATCACGATTTTCATCATAAATTGTGTTTACGATATTTGCATATTCTTGTGCTAAAGTTTCTGCATTCTTGTAAATCAAATACGAAAATTCTGCAGTTTTACCTTCTTGCTGCAATTGAGAAGCAAAGTATTCGTAAATACCTTTAACTTGTCCGCGCTTAAGTGTAATTGATTTTTGTTCCATTTTATTCTCCGTTTAAATGTATTGTATAAATCTGTAAGCTCTTTGTAAATGTCAGTTTTGTTTATATCTGTTTGTATTTTGTCAACATAAGATTTGAAAAGCGAATACAAATCTATATTGCTCAAATCTTCTTCTACGTCTTCAGTAATCAATTCAGGTTTCTTTCCGATGTTTTGTGAAACTGAAACTGGATTTACTGCATTGATTTTAGACATATAATCGACAATGCTTTTCGACTGATCTGATAATTCGTAAGGAATGTCAATATCTACAATATTGTTTGCTACTACATCTTCAATATTTTCAGGTACATCTGGATAAGTAATCTTTACATACTTAATTGATTTTTCATTTACAATCAATTCAGTTTCATTTGTATCAAGATCAAGTATTGTGCATCCTCTATCTTGTCCTGCATCAATTCGAGTAAGTTGATAAGGGCTGCCAATGTATTGAATATCGCAATTTCCTATCATTTTCTTACTTCTTGTATGAAAGTGACCTGTATAGACATGCATGAAATTTTCTGCCAATTTCTTAACAGAAACACCATTGCTGCACATGTTGTATTTGTCCATCATAAAACCTGCAACGTCCATGTGAGCAAAACAATATTCACTTGGTTCAAATTCAACATTCTTGTAATCTGTAATCCAAGGCAAGAAAGTTACATAATGTCCACCGATGTCTAGCATTTCTGGTTTTTCATAAACTGTAACATTTGGAAGCAAGTCTAACTGTTTCAAGCTATTGACGTCTGTTGTATCTGTGTAATACAAGTCATGATTACCAACAATCATCTTAATGTCGAAATCTCTAAAAGTATCTTTGAACAATTTCAAAACTGTATTACTTGTTTGAACATTAACAGCCTGTCTAGTATCAAACACATCTCCTAATACGAAAATGTCTTTAATGTCTCGCATCTTCAATTCTTCTACTAATTGTTTTTCAAAGAATGATAACTGAGACTTCTGAAATTTCAAATCGCTCTTCTTAATTCCAAAATGTAAATCACTAATTAGTGCTACTTTCATTGTTATTCTTTACCTTCAATTCAGAAAATCTGTTTGTCTTTACAATATCTACAACTGAATCCCATGCAACATCAGAGTTTGTCAATTTGTGAGAAATCAAGTAAATGCCAATGTCATGCTTATTCAAATTTCCTGTAACTACGTTATAAAGCGTAGAAATAAATGACTCAATACCATCACTATCAACACCGTTATCCATTACTTCATCAATGAACAATACGTTACATGACCAGTTTGAAATGTTTCTAGAAATATCGAAGAATGATAGCAAAATTGCCATATCGATTCTAGCTCTTTCACCATTTGAGAATCCCATGTATTCGCACTCATACTTTCCTTGCTGGATTTTTGCTTCTAGACTCTTATCAAATTCAAGTGTAACTTGCAATCCAAATGCATTGATGTATTTATTGACTTGACAGTTAAGTTGTGGCAAAAGTTGTTCAAAGAAGTAAGTTTTTATACCATCATCGCTTAAAATATCTGACAACATCGAATCCATTTTCATCTTTTTATCAAGATTGTCAATCTCTGTTGAAAGATTTGTAATACGAGCATTAATAGAATCTAACTGATCTTTGTATTGTTGAACATCGATATCACAAACACTAGCTTCTGTCTTTACTTTTTCATTTTCGTAATTCTTCAAGTCGGTTTTTGAAGTATTTAGCAAGCTAACTTGTTCAGCTTTCTTCAAAATGATAGTGTCATACAAACTTTTATTCTTCTTAATGACTGAAATGAGTTTTTCAAGTTCAATTTTTCTCGAATTATCTAAGAAGATTGCGTTTTGCTCATAAAGTTCTTCTTGCATTTCTTTAATATGAGCTGCTGCATGTTCACCAGTTAAGTCACTGTTACAAATTGGACATTTAGTGTTAACTTGCATTGCTGCAATATTATCATCGAGTTCTGCAATTCTTCCAGCTGCAAAATTTTTCTTAGCATTGATTTCTGCTAGTTCATTAACTGCTTCAGTTGAATCAATTTTGTTTTGCAATTCAACAAGTTTCCTATCAGCAATTGAAATGTTTTTATTACAACGCTCAATAGTTGATTGTGCAGTGCTAATGTCACTGATAATCTTGTTCAAAGCATTCTGCTTGTTTATTTCGAATTGTTGCAAAATCTTTGCAGTATCATTTACGAATTTTTCTGCAGATGTTTTCTGTTCGTTCAATCCAGTTAGATTTGAAACATTTAACTTCTGTTGAGTTTTGTTGATTGTCGTTCTACTCTTTACTTCTTTCAACATCAATGCTAGAACATAAATGTTAAAGATTGTTTCTACAAGAGTTCTTCGTTCACCCGCCGATAACATCAAGAACGGTTTATTGTAAGTAGAAGCTACTGCTACAATATTCTTAAATAAGATATAGTTAATACCAAGAAGCTTGTCGATTTCTTCTTGATTCAATTTCTTTGCAGATAGAATGTTTAATTCGTGACCATTCTTCGTTATAGCAAATTTAGCAGGTTTGTAACCTCTTGAGATAGTATAAACGTCTTTATCAATTTCAAACTCAACTTGAACTTCCAAGTCTTTTCCATTGAATCGATTGACTAAATCGCCTAACTTAATACTTCGATATGGCTTTCCAAATAGCACAAAAGACAATGCATCCAAGATGGTCGACTTACCGACTACCGGTTCTTAGCATTGATTAGATTAAGTCCTGTGCTAAAATTTATTTCTGTTGGAACGTTGCCATAACTCAATATATTCTTAAATTGTAACTTATTAAATTTAATATACATTAAAGCGCACCTGTAGATTCTTTTTTCATCTTATTATATTCTTGCACGATAAAGTGATTACCTTTGATGGTATCAAGAATATCTTTAGCATAGTCATAATAATACTGTTGTTCTGCTATATCACGACATATTTTTATGTATGCTGGATCGTTTTGAATCTGAGATTTTAGCTGTGTGTCACCCCAAGTATATTGGTCTTCAAATCTGTAGTGCTTTAAGAGTTCCCCATATTTAGCGTCTCTATCTACAATCAAATTTGTCACGACTGCTTGTTGTTCTCTAACAATTCTAGCCCATTCATTTACATAAGTAGGTAACATGCGTTCATATTCAGTTCTTTGCTGAACTCCATCAGGAATCTCTGTATCATGTTTTGCTTTGTTACTCAAATAGCCTGTAAAAAATTCTTTTTTCATAAGTAAATTATAATAAATTGAAAATAATTTGAAAGTTTACTTAATTAGTATAAAAGTATCATGTTGTCTTATATAAATATATTAACAAATAATAAAAAGTAAACTTACTTATTTGTCATAACATTGCTATATATTTTAGGAGTAATCATTATGGCAGACATTGTTTTTGGTAGATTGTATAATCTTGGTAACGACTATCCTGCAGACGTAGGTTGTCGTCCAGTTTCGGGTGATTGGGTTGCAAGTTCTTATCTTGATGGTATCTACACTCAAGCTGAAGAAGGATTTGTCTCTGGTAAGTGGAATAAGTACTTCAATACTATTCTTCCTCAGGAAGATTGGACAGATGCAAAATCTGGCCGCGCATTCCCAGACGAATATGCTATTGCATACGTTCAGGAAGAAGCTGACTATAAGGAAGCAGTTCCTGCTTATCCTTCAGAAGGTATTGATGCCATTTCTGATACAAAGACTGATACTATTTCAGCATGGAAGAGTGGCTCTCCTTATATCAAGGATGTTCCAACTTTCCCAAAGAAAGCTTAATCAATCTTCTATAAAAAAACTTAAAACACCAAGAATTTTCTTGGTGTTTTTTCATTTTATAAATAAAGTAGATTTGAGGTGAATTTATGAAAAAATATATCGATTTATTAACGATAGGCAATTTAACGCCTGAAGTATTAAAAATTCTTGCACCTCTACGTGTAAAATACAATATCGTATCATGTAGAGTTGACAACTATTCTGCATCACTTATTGCAGAAAAAAGTAAGCTAGTTCTTCGTCAAAATGGCAAAACTGTTTTAATTGGCGAAGATGCAGTTGAACCGCAATACATTGAAGATTACATCTACAATGCAGCAATTCAACTAGATTCAAAAGCTTTAAAAAATTATTATTCTGTTGCAATCAATAGAAATAACGTGGAAAAACTACCTTCACTTTTGAATAAGCTTCATTTAGCAGATACTCAAAGCACATGTTTGTTAGCATGTCCTGTTTCTGAATTTGCTACTGTTGAAGAACTTCCAGAAGATATTCAAATGTTTATTGAAGTTAACTGTGATAAGATCGTCTTCATTCCAGTTGATATTCCATACGATTTTTGTAGATTGATTCCAGCAGTAAAATATATGCAAGATAATGATTTGGATGACGAAACACTTATTCAAGTCGATCTTGATGCTGATTATTTTGAAGATACTTTCAATAAGTTATATCGCTTAATCGCAGAAACTGAAGATTTTACAATTACTAGCGCAGTAACACCAAATACTTTATTTGATACACCTGTGCTTTCAAATGTGTTAACAGCAGTAAAACCTCGCTACTTCAATGATTTGTTGTGGAAAGGTTTGCGTCCTGCAATTATCGCTAATAGTCCAGCAAATTACTGGCATACTTTCAATTTATGGGCATCTGATGTAAGCAGAAGCACATATTATTGCAAGTTTGATAAAACTGTTAGTGATGACTTAACTAACTATATGACAATCAAAGCATTCTACAATGAATTAGCTAGATTAGGAATAAATAAACTATTAACAGAAGAGGTTTAATATGAGTTTTGGTAGTTGCTGGGGAAATTTACTTTCACCAAGTTATAAAAACGTAAATATAAAAGCAGATGTTGAGAAAGCAACTGAAGCATTTGATGCTGAATTTGAAGCTTTCTGCGCTGAACAAAAGAAAATTAAAGCGGAAAAAGAAGCTAAGATACAAGCTGAAGAAAAACCGCAAAGCATCACCGAAGATATCGGCGGCATTCCTTCTGAAGAAGTGGTAGAAGAAGCATACAAAGCTTTCGATATTCCACAAGAAATTCTAGATGCTGAAAAAGCAGGTGAAGAAGCTGCTATCAAAGAATCTAAGAAACGTAGATCTAAGAAGGTAACCGAAGAAACTGCATCTGACGAAACATTGGCATTCTAAAAACTGCAACTTTCTCAGTTCAAAATTTTTATTTATATTTTATATCGTCAGATAAGAAAAAATATCTTAAGTAATGAGGTGAATGTATGATTATTGTATCAATATATAATAAATGTGAAATAGAGATGAATTCTACTACAGGATCCATAGAAGATTTCAAACTATTCAAGATTAAATATTCTAAAAATCTGTTTAGCTTAACATTCAAAACACCTAGTGAAATTACAAAGAAATATGTAGATTCATTAGTAGAACCTGATTTTGAATGTGTTAGTGCAGATTTTAATGATTCTTGTGATAAATTGGTTCTTAACTTCAAAAAAGTAAAAACTAAAGCATCAGTCGCGCAGCCAGTTTGTTCACAAACTGTCGAATCTGTACAACCAGTTGTTGAAGAAGTTGAAGAAAACAAAGAAGAATCTCCTGAAAATCAAACTATAATTGAAGAAGAAACTCAATCTGTCGAACTGCCTAAACCAAAAAAGCCAAGAGCACGTAGACGTACTAAAGCTGAAATGGAAGCAGCTAGAGCAGAAAATGCTAAGAAATTAGCCGGAATTTCTTAATATTTATTTTTTCATAAATTCTCGAAAATGGGTGCTTTCGCACCCATTTTTTCATAAATATATCATGAAACTTAAGTACTTATATGAGACTGCAGCAGATATTCTTAAAAGAGTAAATGCATCTTCTGGTTCGAAAAGATGGCAATTCATCGCAAATCCACAATGTTGCGATTTATGCAAAGACATGGATGGAGTAGTAGTTGAATCTGATGAACAACCTCAGTGGTATGGTCATGTTCCGAATGAACCTGGTCGTTATAATTGTAAGTGCGATTGGAAATATATTGGAGATACAAATGTATAATATTAAGCCAGAAGAATTACTAGACGAAAGTAAATTTACAGATTTTTTGAAAGCAGCAACATTGGGTGCATCTATGTATTTAACACCACTTGCAAATGCTGAAGAACCACATGAGCTTGAAACCGCAGAACTTGCAAGTGACATGATCAATCAATACAACTACTTACAAAATACTCATACTTTAACTATAGCCGGCGCTCAACAATTAGCAGATGAAGCTTTTACACAAGTTTGTGAAGAAGTGCAAACAGGTGATGAAGCTGCTGAACACACAGAAGCATGGGGAAGTGCTAAAGCAACTTACGAATATCTTGTAGAGAAAGATTATAAGATTGCAACTGCATTTGTAGCAAAATTTAATCATGCAGCACGTCAGTTATTCGGTGTTCAGATTCAGGCATTGCCAGATCCTAATAAAGTTTAATCTTACTACGTATATTAGAAAATGCTGCTTATAAGTAGGCAGCATTTTTTAGTTCATAAATACAGAAAGAACGAGTAAAAATATGGCATACCGAGTTAGATATAATAATAAACATCATAGAAACAAACCTGTAATTTCTAAACCAAATGTTGCAGAAATTGATACAGTTGCTTTCGATGCAGAGTTTGAAGCATTTTGTGAAGAACAAAAGCAAATTAAATCAGAAAGAGAAGCCAAGAAACGTCGTCACAAAAAGAAAACGGAATAAGATTATGATTAATGAAGTTATTGTTACAAAAATAAATTCTACTTATGTGAGAATTGATGCATATGAAGATGTTCTTCACGATATCAATTCATATTTTGCAGTTTATGCAGAAGGTTACATTTTCAACCCAAGATACAAAGCAAGAGTCTGGGATGGACGTATTAGATTTTTTGGCATCAACAATCGTTTGTTGTCTTCTGGTCTAGTTCCATTGCTTGAAAAGTTTTGTGAAAAACATTCATACACTTTAAAGTATGAAAGTGATTTCAATAACTTCGAATCTGAATTTGATGAACAAGAATTCAAAGAAACTTGTGATGAAGCTTTGAAAGATTCTGGTTTACATTTACGTGATTATCAAGAAGAAGCATGTAAGCTTGCTTTACAAAAGCGTACTGGTATTCTTCAGTGCTGTACTTCTTCTGGTAAGTCAATGATTATTTACTGCATGATTAAGAATATGCTTAAGTATAAGCGTATTAACAAGATTTTGCTTATTGTTCCCAACGTTTCGCTTGTTGAACAGATGCGTTCTGACTTTATCGAATACGGATGGAAAGATGTAGATGATACTGTAGAACTTCTTTACTCTTCAAAGAAGCCTACATTCAAGTTGCCTGTACTTATTTCGACTTGGCAGAGTTTACAAAAGATTGAAGACAAAGAATATTATGAAGAGATTGATGCTGTAATTGTTGATGAATGTCATGGAAGTAAAGCAAACGTTATTAACACTATTTTAAAGCAATGCATCAATACTGAATATCGTATTGGAACTACTGGTACTCTTCCAACTGGACCTGCAGATTTGTTGTATATCAATGCAGTTCTTGGTAATGTTCTTTACACAATTACTTCTAAAGAATTGATTGATAGAGGTATTTTGACTAGAATGACTGTAGCAGGCATCTTCGTTAAATATCCTACTCAGTTCATTGCAAAGAATAAAGGAAGAAGTTATCCAGAAGAAGTAAAGCTTGTAGAAAGTTATGCAGCTAGACAGAAGGTTCTCGCTACAATTCTAGCACATACGCCAAAAGAACACAATGTTTTGTTGCTTTGCAACCACATTGAACACTTATCGAATACTGCTGCTTGGTTAACTGCTAATTATCCTGATAGAAACGTAAAAGTTATTAGCGGTAAAGTAAGTGCTGCAGATCGAGAAGATATTAGAAAGAAACTAGAAAGCGAAGAAGGAACAATTATTGTTGCCACGTATGGTACTTGTTCAACAGGTATTAACATGCCAAAGTTACATGAAGTAATTTTGTATGCAAACAGTAAGAGCAAAATCAAAGTTCTACAGAGTCTTGGTAGAGGTTTGAGAAAGCACAATACAAAGAATAGAGTTATTCTCTATGATATCATTGATGATATGAGTTACACAGCAAGAACTAGAGTAATTCATAATTACTTATATCAGCATTGGAAGGAAAGAGAAAAATACTACAAAGAACAAGAATTTCCTATCAAGACTATGGAATTAGGAGTATAGCTGGCATGGCATACACACCAAAATCATCAAATCCAGGTACAAGCGATGTTTATGGCGTAGGTAACGTTCAAAACAACGATAAACTGCGTATTCGTTACATTCAGTATTGGAATAACGATAATATTACAGATTCTGTAAGTTATGAAAATTCAAACATAGCTTGTTTTATGAAATATCTTGGTGACATGTATGTCACTGATACTGCTCATAGAGAAAGAAATTCTGGTTGTACTTTATATTTGAAAGGTATTCTTGTATCATTAGCTGATGCAACGTTTCATTACAATACACTCATTAAAAATTTAATGGGTGGTTTACATGAATATGGTGTATATCAAGCTTCACCTTCGTATTTCGATCTTTGTACACATGGCTTAATTCTTGTTCCGAAAGATACTGCTATAACAAACGCAGATGCAATTTCGTCAACTGAACAAGCTGCAGGAGGAGTAAGATACATTTATGTTCAAAACGTAAAATGTAATGCAATTAAGACTATTGATTGTAACGGTCAATCTGCTAAACTTCAATCAACAGATACTACAATTCCAGATACTTATGAGTATGTTAGCGGTACTACTAATGTTACTTATTATGATAATCTAGAAGTTACAATTTTAGCTGCTGAATTAAAAGATACTTGGACATATAATTCACATGGTTATATCGATGGCTTTACTGTAACAAGAGCAAATATTCTTATACGTGATACAGTAACAGGGAAAAAATGGAATGTCGAATTAACTGATGGTACTGCAGAAGATGATATTGTTGAAAATTATTTTTTGGCATGTCATTATCATAGCAATCAAGAATATTGTGATGCTTATGCGAATTCTGGCGGAGATGTAAGTGTAGAATATACTGTTCCAAAGCAAACTACAGATCTCGATCCAACTGCTATATCTACTAGAGTTAGCAAAGATTGCGTTTTTACATTATCACATATTTTGAATGTTAAGAGTGAAGCTGGTGATACACAAACGATTGCTTGGGACGATGTACAATTATATTCAGTTAAGACTTTGCTAGGTCAAAGTGACGGTCAGTTAGCTGTTGCAGAGGCTGATGCAGTACTTGCTACTAGACACGCAATAACACCAATTGACAGTACTATTGACTATTATTATTATCCTGAAGATATTCCTACTGCAGATAGAGATGCGATTTATGCACAATTGGAACAAGAAAATCAACCTCATAATGAACACATGGTTGTTGCAGTAAATGAAGAACATGTTACTTATGTAAACTTCGATAATACAGGTTCATATCCTCGTGGTTTCTTAAAGAAGCTTTTTTACGAACAGCAGATTCCAACTGAACAACCTATTAACTATACTGATCAAGCATTAGAAGAAAACATATTAATGTCTGATACGTTGATAATTCCACTAAGTGATGACTACATTACACCAATGGAATTTTATGAAGGAACAAATGATGCAGTAGAAGTAGAGTTTTCATCAAAGTTGGTTGCTAAAACTGCAGCAGATAAAACTGATATTCCTACTTATTTCTGGGTAGAAAGTTTAAAGAATTGGTGTTACTATGACATGACTACTGTTAATGATGCATGTAATATTGCAATGTTGAAAGTGTGGAATGGTAAAGATAACTGGCTATTTCTTGATAATTTATTAGAATCTGCAAAGTTGCGTTATATTCCTAGAGATGAATACGCTAAATTGCGAGCTGAATATCAAAATATAGATACTATAGACGATAGAAAAGCTGAAATTAAAGAAATTTTGTCAGATTTCGCAGATCATACGCTTTCACAGTTGTTAGTATATCCATGCAATCTCGATAAGTTAAAAACTATTTCAATTGATAGAATTTATCATGGCGCTAAGGCTAACTATGCAGGTAAACCTAAAGACAAAGACTTCTTAGATTATTTGTATGATGCGACTATTGGTAACGTCGTCAGCTTAGCTACAGGTACTTGGTATATCATTTCTTCACCATTCTCTACTCATAAATTTGATAAATTCAAGAAGGGTTTTGGTACTATTGCGACTGGATTACTTAATGCAGTAGTTGGTAAACTGATGGTAGCTTTATTCTTGACACCAGAGATTATTAGTAAGTTCGTGTATTATGGTCTTGATAAGTTCATTAACTCATTCTCGAATATTAGTTCATTCTGGCGTATTGATCACTATCAAACTTTGTTCGCTAGCTGTAGATATGTAATTTTGCCATACGATAACAAATATTCAAATAATGATGAAGTTACATTCCAGACGATTAGAAATCATAATAGATGGGATAACGTTGAAGGTGGTATTATGTCAAGAGAGAGTATTATTGCTTACTTGTCAATCAATACTACAATTGGTTCGCCATTTATTGCTAGAAGTTCTACTGGTGAATTAATGCTAGCAACAGCATTTACTTATTCAGGTCCTGTAAGAGAAAAATACGATTCATCAACTGACTTGTTAAAGAAGCCTGGTATTATTGCAGATGATATCAAGTTATCGAATGAACTATTACAGAAAACATTAGGTAATGGCTATGATAAAACTATAAAAGATTGGTTGAACTTCATGGGTAATACTCCTGATGAATCACTTACACCGACAGTGAACGTTAATAATGCTACTGCAATTTCAAAATCAGTAGTAGAATTAGCAAATACAAATCAAACAGCAGAAGCTTCAATGTTACTTACTGCAAATCGTTCTAAAGTTTCTTCTGATGTTGAAAATGTTGTAATAAATACATTAAAAAAGTGGTAAAGAATGTCAATTTCTCGAGTATTTAACGACTTTAAACGTAAATTTATTGCAGGTGAAGTTCCACCTTCATTTGATTGTACTGCATATTTGATGAATTCAAATTATGAAAAAATTTACGATCAAATTCAATATATGCGTACTATGGATGACTTCTATACGATGAATCCTAATGCTTTATATTACGAAAACGGTGCATTGTGTGGAAATGCGCTGGCTTCTGGTAGTTATATTGAAAATACATATTACAAAATTACAGAAAATACAGAAGAAGACCAAGATGCAACTCAGTTGATTATTGTAGACAATAGTAACATAGAATCTTACAGAAACTTATTGTATAAATCTGAACAAGAAGGGCCTGGTAAGTATAAAGAATATATTGAAAAGTATGGTCAGTTCTTCTTAGTTGGTAATTCAAATGAATTTGCAAAATTAGTTAAGGTTTGTAAAGAACAAGAACTCGAATATTTTGCAGTAGTTCTATACGATGATATCGAATTTATCGATATTATTGATTCATGCTTTGGTTCTACTCAAGAACATCCATTTAGAGGTTTGTTCGATGGTAACGGATATGCATTGTGTATTCGTAGTATCAGTGTAAATAAGCGTGCTAGTGGTATTTTCGGCTATATTTCAGAAAATGCTATTGTTAAGAATTTTAAAATCTTGAATGCTTTCATTCGTGATAAAGCATTACTTATTGATGATAATGTTCTTACAGTTACAGTTAACGACTCTACTAACTTGATTAGTTTAAATTCAATTAAGCGTGGTGCAGGAGATGTAAACATTGGTATTTTGGCTGGTGTTAACAACGGTACTATTGAAAATGTAGTAATGTCTGCAAAGGTCGTATATGCTAATATGATTCGTCCAGATGTTTATTTTGTTCAGAATAAAACTGATCAAAATGGTGGTAACAAGAAGTTAATTAGTCAAGATATTCTTGACGCTAAAATCGATATCAATTTTACTGCCACTACTGCGTTATCATCTTATAAAAATTTCTGTTATCCAACGCCACTTTGCTTAAACAGCGAAGCAAACTTAATTCCATACGTTGGATATTTCAACGAAGGTTGTTTCAACTCTCGCACAAGAGATATTGACTTTTCTTCAACTGGAACATCTAATGAGTTTCAACCACCTTTATATAGAACTTATACTTCTGGTGGTAAAATTATCGATGACTATACAAGTGATTTCAACTATATGGGTGATATTTTCACGCTGTATGATAGTATGCATAAAGACGACCATTATAGACCAGCTGATAAATTTTTATTTGGTAGCACTGATGAAGAAACAGTTAATGATGTTTCAAAATTACACGCAATGTCATTTAGACTTGGACCAAATAATAAAGCTGCATTCTTAATTGGTGGTCTAGTTGGTAAAAACAACGGTGATATGACAAATGTAAGTACAGTCAATACACTTACTTTTAAAGAAAATACTGTTGCATTAATTGGTGGTATTGCAGGTAGAGGTGCTAGAGGTAAATTAAAAAATGTTAATGCTAGAACATCGTTCTTCGGTTCTTCTGGCATGTATGAAGATTACTTAACAATTGAAGATAATACTGCGTCTGAGCCAGAATATTCTAGCACGATTCGATTAACAGGTATAGAAAATCCTTATTATGAAGGAAGACTTGACGCAGTTGACGAGCTAGGTATGCCTATTACATTTAAAAATGTAATATATAACTTGGATAACATGGAAGAAGCGTATTCAGTTCTAAACGCACGTTTACACATGCAGCCGTATGGTTATTTCTACGTAAATGAATCTACGCAATCAAATAATTATTCAAAATTTAGCGGTTACACTTATGATACATTGAATGTTAATATTGCACCAACTACTATTAAGATTCCAACAATTTATTATCGTGTTGATGATGAGCCGCTAGTGCAAGAGTTGACTGATGTTTCTGCTACTGTAATTAATATTAGTATTACTGATGGTTATTATCGAGTAAGTACAAGTAACAGTAAAATTATTACTGATATAGTTGAATATTCTGCAGCAGAATTACATGAAGATGTTCTGACGCCTATTCAGTCTGCAGCTAGCTTTAATATCGCAGCAGAAGAACCTTATTTGACAGTTACTTATTCTAGTAATGTGCTGAGTGGAATGTTTGGTTCGTTTACACTTCCAGTTTCAGCATTGTCTAATCCTATTGAGCTAGATCCAACTTCACGTACAAAGTTATCTAAACAGAAATTCGTACAGACTAGTGCTACTATGGATGTCAAATTGAGCCCAGTTTATAACATTGGTGGTATGTTTGGCGAATACGTTTATTCAGATGGTCAATCAATTACTGATTCGACAGTTTTTGCTTGTGTTAAAAACTTCCAGCCTGAAAAACACGACAACGAGTTATATCACTATAAGAATGTAAACAAGGTTGCTTCGTTCGCATGTAACTGTATTTTCGATAGTGCTAACAAATCTAATGAAAATGCTTATAAATTCAGCAGAGCAGCATCAGCTGATACAGTATTACAAAATAATTTGAAATGTTCTGCAATTCAAGTTACTGTTGACATGGATGATATTTGGCACAGAAACAATACATTTTCTGGCATGTATTGTGAAGATTTAGAAAATACAGGTGGTGATAAGATTCAATACATTCACTACTTGCAGTGCTATAACATGATTTCGCCTGCATTGATTGGTACTAACTATTGCGATCAATCACATAAAGAGGGTAAAAATTATCCAGTAAATCTTGGAATCTTATATGAAGATCAAATTTTCTTCAAATATGGACTAAATATGGGTTCCGATTTACCATACGACTCTGAGCATGAGTTAGATACAATTGGTAAAGTTCGTAAAAGAATTTCGAGCTTGAACGGTGCAGGTTCTGGTTGTTATTTCCATTATCCAGCTCAAACTTCTGCTCACGATATCTTGAATTCAGCGACTCAGACATCTAATAAGAATATGTGGAGTTACAATACTATTTTGACTGCAGCATACAATCTATCTAGCGTACATGCGAGTGCAACTACTGCATACGTTTCTAAACAGTTAACTGCATATCCTCAGCACTATGGTTTGTATAGAGGTAGAGCTTCATTACACGCTGATAATGATCATCATTTCTCTGCAACATTTGATGAAAATGATTATTTGACAGTCAGTTACAATGCACCACAAATTGTAGTAAATAGTCCTGATACATTCTTTGCACCTGCAACTACAATGATTGAGACGCTTGATCAAATGAAGCCAAATCTAAATCCTTACTATACTTACTCATATTCTAGTTTTGAATATGGTAAAAGCACTATTAAGCCTGTACCAATGCATGTTAAGTATTTGGATAATGTATGTAACGATCCTAACAGTTACGAATTATATGGAACACCTGACGAAATTTCTGCAGCAAAGTATGTAATGTCTTCTGATAATTATCAAGACTTCTACATTACAAACTCAATTACTTTAGAAATAGCTAAAGTTCATAAATTGACTGCTAATTGCTTGTCAGGTTTAACTGGTATACCAGAAGTTGTAATTACTACAACAGCTTCACCTGTATTTGAAGTTAATGAAAAATCTAGAAATTCAGTAATTGGTCATATTACTTTCAAACCACTAACTACTCAATATTCACACTTCGTCATCTATAACGATAAAACTTCTAGATATGTAGACGGTGAGAATGATTGCGTCGATTATAAGCAGAATCTTGTTTGGGTCGACCAAGAAGGTTACATTCATATAAATGGCGCACTAATTAAGAACGAAGATAAGTTCAATAATGAAGTGTATGTCGATGATCAGTATACTGGCTATGATGCAGTACCTGGCATCGTAAGAGCATCATTTAATATTGAATATAACGATGCAAACAATGTTAGTCATAAAGAACAATTTACAATTCATATTCGTATTATCGAATCAATTCCTGATACTTCTGTGAAATTGTATTACAATGAACTCGCTGCATCTGATAAAAACGTTGTAAGTTCTAATGCATTGATTTACAGCTATGTTCCTAATAGCGCAGCAATTGTTAATTTGTTAAACGACATTAATCGTGATTCAGTTGTATGTACAGGTTTGAAAGCAGACGATCTTCAATACGCATTAATTGTCGATGAAAATCAATGTCCAGTTATGGATATTCGCCTTGATTCAAACGGTGCAGAAAATGAAGGTTACAATATTCAATTCAACAGAGTTGGTAAAGTAACTAAATCTTCGTCGAATCCTCCTACTTATGAATTTACATATTCTGGTGGTTCGTTAATAAATATTAGTGGTGCAAAATAATGGCTACAGTTTATTGTAAATCATATACAGACTTTATTGGATTATCTGCAGTAAAGTATAAACAAGAATTATTTAATCACAAATATATTGACGATATTTGTGTTTACTCAGTTAGTGCAAATATGCAAAATATTGATAAAGTTTCTGCATATTTGCATGAAACGTGTTTAACAGCATTTACTTGGTTAAATTCTGATGTATCAAGCAATATCAAATTTGCAAAGTCTGATGATAATACTTTCATGTGTTACAAGTTTCAACTTTCTGACATTACAACTGATTCTGACACAGAAAATGATATTCCTTATAGCTATCAAGAAATGTTCAATCAGTCAGTATTGCAACACATGTCTGCTTCTAAATCAATGCAATACAGTTACATTTGGAATGCTTACACAAAGAATAACGCAGCTCAGTCGGCTAAAAATGAAATGAGCGCAATTTTTTGTAATACTAATAACGTAGCAAGTTCTGCAGAATTTTCAAGAGAAGATTATTATAAATTCTTTGTTCCAGAGACTGACATAGTTCACGATCATTCTACAATAGAATTACATGATGATGGACTTGCGTCAGTAAGTAATTCAGCTCATGATTCTTTTAACTGTTTGTTGTTCTGTGTAAATCCAAACTATAATGCAGATCGTGCTAGCGCTTCTAATAATATGCCGTATGGATTTACTAATTCGCAATTTAGAACTGTACCAATTTCGTTATGCACATATTCGCAAGACATTATCTTAGCAGGTAACAACGTAGTGTTTGAACCAAACTTGAACGGAATTGTGACGGTACAATAATGGCAGTAGATTATCAAAAATTCCCATGGCTTTGTCCAACCACAGCAGAATACGAAATGTGTTCTAGTGGTGATAATTTTGCTGTAAACGATAAAAACGTTGCAGCAAATGCTACCATTGAAGGTTTGGACATGTATGGTATTTCATGCGTATACTACTACGTTACGCATAATATTGCATACGATGTTCATTTTGGCGAAGATCAAATTGAATGGATTGCAAGAGCGTTTAACTTTAGAGGTTATTTCAAGCAAATGCCTACTAGTGTTAGAACTTACAAGTTAGAAGGTATTTGGGGTGAAGATTTAGTTGAAATGTATGTAGCAAATACATCATTTAGATATTTTTCTACATACGGTGGAAATGATAGAAATACTCCAGAAGTTTACGATCAAATTATCCCGCGAGTGGGCGATATAATTTATATACCCGCGAACAAGACTTTTTACGAAATTAGAGATGTGAAATACTATACTGAGTCATTTGGTTTAGCATCACATTCGTACACATTGACATTGAAAGTCTACAAAGATTGTAAATACACTATCTCAGCAGATAATCCAACTTTGCAACCTGTATCTGGAGTTTACGATCCAATTTACAATGTTGCAGCATCAGCTTTGATAGAACAAGATCAGTATCACGACATATTATCGTTGAACAAACCATTGCAAGAACTCAAAAAATCTGAAAATGTAGATTTGTTCAATTACGTATATGAAAACGATACTTTAAATTAGACTTGAATTTATTATAAATTAATATACAATTTTCAAAATGAAACTCATATAAATATAAAACATAGTACCCCAGGAAGCGAGGAATCTCTAGGTAAATATCCTAGTAAGCCTATTGATACTGGTTACAGTAGTAACCTTGAGTAGGAACTGTTGAAAAATGACTTCAAGAAAGTCCTCTGCTTTAGCAGAGCGACAGACTTCATTATAAATAAAACATATTATTTAACTTTATGAGGTGAATTATGGCAACGCCAGGTATGAATACTACAGGAACTCCCGACGCAATTGACTCTACAGATTACGTCATGACAATCATTCGTGCAATTCGTCGCTTCCCAGCAGATAGAAAAGCAGAAATTGAAAAGATCGCTATGCCTAAGAATGCAGAAGCTAAGAAGATGGAAGAAGCATTCCGTACAGGATATTTCAAGGCACTAGAAGATTTGACTGCATTTATGCAGACAGTTTCTCGTGGAATTTAATTTCTACTGACACAAAAATAAACCAGCTTTTAACTAAAGCTGGTTTTTATTATATTTTAAACGACAATACATGTGTGCTCAAACATGAGGGTAAAGAAATGAGTGAAAAAATACGGTTATAAGAATTGTGTGTATGATAAGTTTAACAAATGTATTTGGTTGAAAGAAATACATGATGTTGACTTTAAAAAGATTCCTTTTGAATTTGATTATTATGCTCCAGATCCATCAGGAACTTCTCCTATTAAAGATATTCATGGACGTCCAATTAAACGTCATACTGCAGCAGATAGATCTGCTATTAAACAATTAGTTGATTCAGGTGTAAAACTTGTTGAAAGTGATCTTTCAGAAGTTGTTAAATTTCTTCACGAAAGATATGATGCTTTTGCTGATCATTTAGATACTTCTTCAGATAATTTTAGAAAATGTTATTACGATATTGAAACTCAGACATCTTGTATGCAAGATCGTCGTAGTATCGTTAAAGTAAAAAGAGTTGATACAGGTGAAGAGTTAGAAGGTGTTCTAAACGATCTAGATGACTTTGTTCATACTAACGATTATTTGTGGTGGGACGATGATACACAAGCTTATGTAAAGTTTAATGACTCTTGTTATTTCTTGTCAGAATTCCCAAAACCAAGTGAAGCAAAGTTCCCAATTAACCTTTTGACTTGTTATTCGACAGTAACAAATCAATCTTACACTTGGGGTTTGTTCGAATATACAGGTAACGATAATAATGTTACAAATTATCGTTGGTTTGAAGATGAATATGAAATGATGTGTGACTGGGCAAAATGGTTTGCCAAGCAGAAATTCGATATTTTCACAGGTTGGAACTCAGATGGGTTTGACTTGGAATACATCATTACTCGTATTAAGAATTTGGAAGAAGCTCGTGGTATTGAAGAAAAAGATACTATTGCAAAGAAACTTTCTCCATTAAATAAGCGACCATTCATTAGAAGTGTAGTTGATAAGAAAGGTGTAGCAACTGGAACAGCAATCAATGTTCCTGGTCTTTATACTATGGACTACATGCTTTTGTATAAAAAATTCTTGTATGCAAACTATCCTTCGTATGCATTGAACTATGTAGGTAATCTTGAACTTGGTGAAGGAAAGTTAGATTACGAAGGACAGATTTATGAAACTTATAAACGAAATTGGAATAGATACGTTGAGTATAACGTTCAAGACGTTAAACTAATTGTAAAAATTGAAGCAAAACGTAAAGTTTTCCAGATTATGATTCCATACTGCATTGACTGTATGATTACTTTGGATAAGTATTCATCAATGATTGCAGGTGTTGAAGGATATATTTTGAAGTTCTTGCATCAACGTAATATTCGTTTGAATGATATTGATGCTGCTAGTCGTTATGACTGGTGGAAGCATGAAGGACTATATAAAGTTGTTGATAAGGATGGCAACATAACATATCAAAACTGCGAATATGAAAAAGAAATTTATGAATTTGATGACTTTGCAGTTAAAGCAGGATATTGTTATGCATGTCCAGGTCGTTACAAATGGGTAATTTCAGGTGATATTCAGTCATCATATCCTCATCAAATTATGATGTATAATATTAGTCCTGAAGTTAAAGTTATTAAGCCAACTAAAGAACAAATTGAATCAGGTGAAGTAATTCAATCTGAAATCAATGGCGTTGGATTTAAGAGAACAGATCATGCACTTCTTCCTGATATTATTCGTCAGGTATTTGCAGAAAGACTTGATGCTAAGGCTAAGATGAAGGCTGCTCGTAACGCAGGTAATGCAGATGAAGATGCGTATTGGGACTTTAAGCAGGCTTCTAAGAAGTTGATTATTAACTCTTGTTATGGTGTATGTTTGAATGCAAACTTCCACTTGTTTGATATTGACTGTGCAAGAGCAATTACTAGAGGTGGTAGAGATACAATTAGATTCTTGAGAGATTGTAATAACAGATACTACACTTCTAAAACAATGATTAAAGATTTGAAGAAGTACTTCCCTATTATCAAGATTGAACTTGAAAATGATACAAAGTATTACAAGTTTGATGATAAGATTCCTGTAATTAGAAATGGTGAATTGATGGAAGTAGTACCTGCAGACTTTAATGAAACAACAGACTTAGTTTGCTTAACAAAAGACGAAGACGCAGAGCATGCTTCGAACGTAGTTCGTTACAACTTTGATATCGAACCAATTAAAGTAAAGAGAAGAGAAGGTGCTGTTATTCAAATCGATACTGACTCTAACTACATTTGTTTTGAAGAATTAAAAGAAGAAGTATTTCCAGACATGGATGGATTCGTTTGGTTTGATGCGTTGGAAGCAATGTTACAAGACATGTGGGCAAGAGCTTTGCAGATTAGAGCTGATAAGAAACATATTCCACAGTTGATTAAGTTCTGTCGTGAAAATATGTTCTATGGTTTCTTCTCTTATGCAAAGAAGTTATACATTGGCTCGATTGTTGATAATGAAGGTGAAAGATATTCATTTGAAGAATATCACAGAAAGATTAAGGGAATTGTATTGCAGAAGAATGAATTTCCTGAGTTCTGTAAACAATTTGCAACTCCATTGGCATTTGATATTATGCATGGTTTGACTCGTGAAGAAGCTATGCAGAAAATTATCAAACTATTTAATGATTTTAAGAACCATGCTGTAGATGAAATTTGTTCTCATAGAACTATTTCAAACTATGAAAAGTATGTTAAACATAAGATTGATTGGTATTTGAAGAATGGTTTGCAGTTCGAGAAAGGTATGCCAGCTAACGTAAAAATGGGTCTAGCATATAACTACGTTTGTGCAAAGAATAAACTCGTTCTTGACCCAATTGATAGAGGAACAAAGTTTAACTACATTTTCTTAAACAAGAATATATACAATATAGATTGTATCGGTTATGTTGGTGCTTGGCCTGATGAATTCAATAAATACTTTACAATTGATTACGAAACATCATTTAGAAAATTCTTCTTGGCAGTATTCGAATCAATGTTTGCAGTGTTAGGTTGGATTAAGAGAGGTGAAGAAATTCAACTTAAGGTCACTACTAACGTAAATAGATTTATCAAGAGAGGATAAAATGACACAGATTATTATGGGTGAAAATTGTAATAGCGAACTTTCAGATGTTTCGATTATTACTGAAGATGCTTTACTTGACCCTTCTTTGGCAAATGCAAAGCTTGCAAAGAAGAAGCTAAAGATCGAAAAAATCGAAGAAAATGAAAATGGTGAAAAAATTGTTCACATTAAGGAAAATACATCAAACATTCTTTGTGGTTAATTTATGATTTCATTTGAAGCTATTTTGATTGGAGATAAAACTATTGCGAGAAATAACATGGCTCACAAGAGTTTTACATTGAAAGTAATAGAAGATACAAGTGTTAGAACAATTCCACCTCAGTTCACAGGTGATTTTGACACAAGTATGTTTAATGTCAGCGCAGTTAATGACACGTTTAACCGCATAAATATACCGTTACGTCAGAATAACATTAATTATGAAATAACATTTGCAGGCACGAAGTTTAATGCACAGCTTGAATCAATGTCAGCAAATATTAAACAGAAAAAAGACGGCACATTTACTACGACTTATACTTTTACATTTGTAAAAGAATTGGATCCGACAGTTGATGGAATTCTTGCTTCTATGTTCATGGTTACTGAAACAGACGACAAAGGTAAAAAACAGCTAATTAAATATCAGACAGATTTAGTCAAGATTTAGCACAACTAGGAGAAAAGAAAATGGCAAGTAAATTAGTCGCATCATTGAAGAAGAATAAAGCATTAGCAGAATTGGTCGCAAGCGAAGTAGTTAAAGATGAATTTGTTTCGACTAACTGTATTCCAGTAAACTTATTGCTTTCTGGAAAAATTAAGGGCGGTATTAAGAAAGGTAAGATATCTCAGATCTGTGCAGATTCAGGTTGGGGAAAATCGATGATCGGTCTTAACGTTCTTAAAGCTGCACAGCAGCAAGGCTTTGATTGTGTCGTAATTGATACAGAAAAAGCATTTAATAGAGACTTAGCAGCAAGTCTAGGCATTAACGTCGATGATATTGCAATTTTTGAATCGTCTCTCGTACCAGAATTAAAACAAATCGTTGCAAATATTAACAATGACTTGTCAAGAGCTGAACAACGTAATGTGTTTATTTTGCTTGACTCTTGGGGTCCTATCGTTGAACAACAGGTTCTTGATAAGGCTGCTGCAGCAAGTACCGCAGTTAATATGAGTGGTGCAAAATTTAAAAACGAATTAGCAGCAGTCTTGAGCTGTTACGCAAATACAGTACTCGTTCTTAACCACGTTTACGCAACACTTCAGCAATATGGTGATGCATTCGCAATTCCTGGTGGTAAGAAACTTTACTTCTTGTCCGACGCTATCATGATGGCATCATCTGCAGCTAAGGCAAAGGATAAAAACGGTGCAATTTACGGTAAGATTATTACTGCTTCAGTTAAGAAAGGTCGTGCTGCTAAGGAATTCGCTAAGACCAAGTTCTTGATTGAACATTCTGGCGGTATTAACCCTTACTATGGTTTGTTAGATGACTCAATCGAAGCTGGTGTAGTATTCAAGCCAAAAGCTGGACGTTACGCTAGAACAGATTATGACGTCGATAAAACAACAGGTGAAGTCACTCGTCAATGGAAAGAAGATGAATTGTACTGCGCTAAGTTCTGGATTCCTTTGTATAAAGACGAAAAGTTCAATAAATATGTTGAACAGAAGTTTGCATTCGCAGATGAAGAACTTATTTCCGCAACACAAGATGTTCTTGCAATGATCAATGGTGAAGCAGAACTTCCTGAAGAAACTAAGCTTGTAGCTGAAAATGAAACAGAAGAAAATATGACATTGGACGTCTCAAATGACGAAGAATAGTATTTCAGCTTACATTTAATTCAAAAAATGCTCAACATTCAATTTGTTGAGCATTTATTATATTTTTATCATACTAAAGGAAAATATGACAGAAGTTGATTTTGATTTTGAACTGATAATTATTAAATCGTTATTCAGCAACGAAGTTGTAAGAAATAAAGTAGTTCCACTATTAGACGAAAAGTGGTTCAATAATGACATTAATGCAAGTAAGATTGCTGAAAAGATTATTGAGTTCTATTCTAGATATGAAACATTGCCTACAGTCACGGATATGCGTAGACTGATTAAGGATAAAGAAGAACTTGAAGTTTTTGATAAATGTATTTCGATTCCAGATTCTGAAGTAAGTTCAGAATACTTGGTTCGGAGAAATTGAACAATTTGTAAAGCAAAAGAAATTATGGGCAGTTGCGTCTAACATTATTCAGTATTGCAAAACGCCTGAAACTGCAAAGAATAAAGAATCTTTTGCTGAACAGATTACTGATGCAGAAGCTTATTCATTCGATGATTCGTTAGGTTTCTCATTCATGGAAGAACCTGAAAGAATTTATGAAGAAGTTATTAAGAATGAAAAAGTTATTGGAACAGGTGTTAAAGCTCTTGATGATTTGTTGAAAGGTGGTTTCCACGAAAAATCATTGACATTGTTACTTGCCCCAACTAACGTTGGTAAGACTTTGATGATGTGTTCATTGTCCGCTAATATGCTTCTTGCAGGTTACAAAGTTCTGTACATTACATTTGAAGATTCAGAAAACAAGATTGGTCAACGTGTTACTCAAAACTTGTTTGATTTGAATCGTGATGAATTAAAAGCGATGTCGAGAGAAGATTATCGTAAATGTTGGGATGCTCACAGAAGTTTGATTAAACATAATTTGTATATCAAAGAATTTCCTGAAATGGCAACCAATGCTCTTAACATCAAAGCTTATTTGAAAGAATTAAAAGAAAGAAAGAGATTTATACCAGACATTGTATTCGTCGATTATATCGGCTGTATGATTCCAAATGGAAGAGAAAATCCAAATATCAACTCTAATACACGTCTTTTGACTATTGCAGCTCAAGTTCGTTCTATTAGTATGACTGAAGGTTATCCATTTGTTTCTGGTGCGCAAGTTAATCGTAGTGGTTATTCATCAGACCATGTTAGTTTGAGTGATGCTGCTGATTCATTTGGTCAAACTATGAAAGCTGACGCAATTTTAGCAATTACACAACCTGAAGACTACCTTGATGGTGGATTCTATGATGTAGAAGTTGCTAAGACTCGTTTCGGTAATAATAAGCATGAACATAAGACGATTGCTGTTAATATCGACAAACAGAGAATTACTGATATAGATAATTATCAATCTGAAAATGCAACAGCTTCATTGCAAGATGTAAATTTCTCAACAGCATCAAATGCATTAACTACTGCTGCAAATATCATTATTTAAGGACTTTACTATGCATTTGGACATTAATGACTTATATACCGAAGAAACAGAAGTTGCATCAATTCAAAAGAACGATAAAGACAAGTTCTATGTAGAATTTGCGAAATATGGTTTCGACTTTAACGAAATTGATAAAGAAACAAAACTACCAGTAACACTAAAGAAAGTTTTAGATGGTGACATTGAATATGTGTTGCGTTTCAATAACGCTCTAATTAAGCTGCACAGATCTAAGCTGTACAGTATTATTGAGTCTATAGTAAATTTAACAACTGATTATGTAGAGTATGACGAGTTAGCAAAGACTTTACAGCCTACAACTCTCGGATTACTTACTACAGAATTGGCAACTAAACATAAACTTTGTACTATTACTTCAGTAAGTGCAGTACACAAATTTATTCACTGATTATGAAGATTACTACTGAACAATTATACTCAAGACTTACTGCATTGCAGAAATTATTTAGCTATAAGCGTCTCAAGAAGATTGATACTAGTCGCATTGCAGAGCTGTCAAAGCAAGAATACAAATCTATCCAATGTAGACCTAGATTGAAATTCGTGTTGCCTGCTTATGCAGATTTAGCGAGTTCAATTAGTTCAGATAGATTGACTTTACATTCAGTAGATTTGTATTATCTCGGTGAGTTTGTTAAAAATAACAAATTCCCAAGCATTAATGATATTTCGAATGAGGCAAAATTTAGAGAAGCTTACAAAATTTTTTACTCATCTGATTCTATCAATGAGCAAGTTCAAAGAGTGATTAAAGCTTCTGAAGCAAATAACACTGCTTTAGCGAAGTTTACCAAGACAAATAAGTCAATTTTTGAAATCGATCCAAAAACTCAAACAAATAAATTGTATGAGATGATGGTGACAGGTCAAATTAACGTGTTTGTATTCGCTTATTTTTATGAGCAAGGCAGGTTCACTATTGATTTTTCGAAAATTACAGATTTGTACACATACCGTAATCTCAAAATTGCAGAATATGTCCGAAACTTTGAATTAAATGAAGTTTTAATTTAGAAAAATTTAATTATATTTCAATTATAAATAATCATGGAACAAAACTTAAGCAACGATTATGCACTAACTTGTTCCGCGAAATTAGGCAAAACATTAAACACATGAGGTAAAAATTATGCCAGTAACACGCGATTTCAGTAATTATTTTAAAGCAGTTGAAGACACTGCACCACAGGTCAATGCGTCAGCTCCTAAGATCAAGTATAAAGTGGAAGACGTATTTAAGCCGGTATTTAAGAACGGCGAAGCAGAAGTAGTAATGCGCTTTCTTCCTTCCCATCCAAACGAATTTAAGCCTTTTATTGAAAATCGCGCTCACATGTATGAATACGAACCAGGTAAGTTCTTTGGCTGTGATTGTCTTGAAAAGTACGGCGTAGCATGTCCTATTTGCGACCATAATCACAAGCTTTACACAAGTGGTAAGTATACAAAGGAAGAAGCAAGTCCTCTTCGTTTGCCAGCAGCTCGTCGTAGATTCGTTTCCAACGTCTACATTGTTAAGAATAATAACGCACCTGACACAGAAGGAAAGGTCTATCGTTTCGAATACGGTATTCAGATTATGGATATGATTCGTAAGGCTATGACTGGATATGTCGATCCAGAAGATGGTGAAGTAGAAGGCTACAATCCATTTGACTGGAAAAACGGTGCAAACTTTATTTACAAGGGTGTTTCCGGTGCAAAGGGTCCAAACATTAAGGATTCTAAGTTCGGTAAGCGTCGTCCAATTTCTGACAAGAATGGTAAGGAATTGACTGTAGCAGAAATTGATAAGATTGAAGCTCAGCTTTACACTCTTGATGAATACGAACGCAAGATCAATGAATCTCCTGATTACAATGCAATTCGTGGTCGTTTCAAGAACAAACTTGGATACGGCTTGTTCGATAAGTTCATTGGAACTAAGGAAGAAGTCGTTATTTGTAAGGAAGAAATTGGAATTGGAGTTCCAGCTACAAAGTCTCTAGCAGTTCAGACTTCCATCGTTGAAGATGCAGCAGAAGCAAATTCCAACGTAAAGGCAGTTGAAGAAACATTTAAAGCAAACAAAGCAGCTGAACAAGATGATTTCTTTGCAAGTCTTGAAGATGAAGCAGAATAAAAGTAATTCAGTTACTTCAAAATAATGTTTATAAATATAATATAGAAAATTTGGAAGATTTTTCACAGTTTTCTTCTAAATGGATTAAAATTATTATATTTGTATTGTATAAAAATTTTATATAAGAATCCATAGGAATTAAACTGTGAAATAGGTTCCTATGGATTTTTTAATGAATAGAGCATTTGAAATAAGGTTATATCCTACTAAAGAACAACAAAAGTTATTAGATATGACTTTTGGTGCTTGTAGGTTTGTATATAATAATGTTCTAGGATTAAGACGATCTTATTTTAATGACTATGGATTTAAAGATAAAGATCTAGATATAATGGGGATATGCTTAAAGCATTTAATCCTTGGTTAA